ATAGTATTTAGTTTGTGCTGAGTAATATATTCGTGTTATTTAGAGTCGTTAAAGTATTACTATCAACGTCGACTTTTAGTTTTAAGACTGAGTACTTAATTCTCTGCAGAATTTTGGAACAGTATTAGAATTTGTATAACTTTTATACTTTTGAAAGCAATTCATTTCGTCGAACTTACTTTGAAACTTAGTATAAATTTCATCGTGATCATAAGTGAATGTTATATCTTTTTTGTTAGTGAAAGTGATTACTGTATTAGTACCGAGTAATGATTTTCTGATTACAAATCTTTTAGTTGTTAGTTTATTATTATTCATAGTTTTTATATTTATTTATTTGTTATTTAGTTTATATTTATATTATCGTTTGTTAGTTGTGTTTAGTTTGTAAGAGTGTAGTTTTATTTGTTAGTTAATTATTAGTTAGAAGTCTAGCACTCTTCTTCTCTACAATTTACTATAAATGTTTAGTTAAAAGATTTATTATAAGAGTTGTAGTTGAGATAAAGATTAAAGCTGTGATCATATTATTTATTTATTTGTTTAGTTATTAATTATATTTATATTATCTGCATCGACTAGTAATTAGCTTGTAACTTCTAGTAATTTTTGAAAAATTATAAATATATATAAATGTAAATTGAAAATATATAAATCGAAATCGTAGAAAAAGGGTGGGGCCCAAAATTAAAAACCCAATTTGTAGAAGAACGTAAATAGATTAGGAAGGGGGGCAACACTTTACTTCTATGCTTCTAATCAGTTATGAAAAACAGTGACATTAGGGTCTTAGACCTAGCCTAGTAACAGGCTATTGTCACACTTTTGCTATTTTAATAATTGCATCGACTATTTTAAGTATATATAATACTATATCTATTATTTTCTTTGTTCTATCTTTTTTATTCATATATATTATATGGTGTAAATTAAGATTGTTTCATGTAAATATAAGATATTTTGTGTGATATACTAAATTAAGACAAAAATATTAATTATGGCAACAAAATCAAGAAGAAGTACTAAAAATCGCAGCGGTTCTTCAACTACTCCAGAGCAAAACTTTGCTAAAGCTTATTATCAAGGGGATATAAACACTCAGCAGATGAATCAAATAATGAGTGGAAAAACTAATAGAATAACTGGTAAGTCAGGTACGAATTACATACAAGTACCAGGAAGAGAAAAAGAAAACTCTTACTCAAGCTTACAAAAGAAAGGATTAATATCGCCAGCAGCGCAGAATGGAGTGGTAGATAAGGTTAAAAACAGACTAAAGCACAAAAAAGTTGAAGTTTATACAGATGAAGAAGGTAGATTTCCTGGATTAACTGACTATGCTAAAGATAAGACTGTAAAAAGCAAGCCAACTAAAACATTTACAGGTGCAACTAAGCATACACTAATGGTGCCAAAGAGTGAATTTAAATCAAACAACCCTATTTATAAGGGAGAAAGAGATTATTACAAGTTTAACAAAGGAGAGAAAGATTATTTTGCAAAAAGCTCTTTAGTTAGAACCGGTGGTGATAATGTAAGACATGATCCTAAAGTAACCCACTATAAAGGGCAAAGTTTAACACCAAAAGATACAAAAAAAGATATAAAAGCATTTATAAGCCAAAGAGCATTTGGTTATTAAAATATTAAACAAAAAACTAAACATTAAAAACAAAAAAAATGGCATATAAACACGCAGCTAAGAAAGTAGGAAGACCTATGATGGGTAGTGCAAAAGGTAAAGCATTAAGCAACAAATCAAAATCAACACCAAAAACATTGGATCCTAAAACAGAAGCAAACACTAAAAGCCCAAAGTCTAGTAAAAGAGTAGGAGATGTGTATAGTACAATCAAATCAAAGTCTAGTAACAAAGATATAAATCTAATGCCTACACCTGAATTTAATCTTACAGCAAATGCTATGCCAAGAGAAGATGGTTTTGCTCATAATAAGATAAGTGCTGGTCAAATGAGAGGTAAAGCTATGACTTCAGATGAAATGGCTGCGCAGCAGAAAGGTAATCCAATCATGCCTAATCTTAATAAAGAAAAGTACACTGATTCAGGTATGAATTATAGAGATGCTAATAATGTTAGAATTAAAGGAAGTACTGTTGATGAGGAAAACTTGTCAAATATAAAAAATAAATCTCCATACAGGCCTTATGTTGAAACAACGCAAACTAGCGAGACGCCTATGAGACCTAGTTCAGCTGCTTTACCTGGAGGTGGAAAGCCTGGTGAAAAACTATTTTTAGATAAAGCCGCTAAAATGGTAGCCCAACACCCATCTAAGCAGAGAATGGGAAATATGGTTAATAAAGTTGCTCAATATAAAATGCCTAACGTTAAAGCTGCTCAAAAAAGAAACTGTAAATACTAAAATATGTCGATAATATACTCCTACCCTATAAAAGGTGCAGCTGTTGATGATGATTTGATATTAATATCGGATAGCGCTAGCACACCTAAATTTGCTACTAAACAAGTTAGAGTGTCTGGACTACCTTTCTCTAATAATCAAGGAACTGTAACCTCTGTAGGAGTATCAATGCCATCAGCATTTGCTGTAGCTGGGAGCCCTATAACTGATAGTGGCACTATAGCTGTTACAACTACTGGTGGTAATGTTGGACAATTTCTGGCACATGACGGAACATGGGGCACGCCAGCAGGTGGAGCTGCTAATCCAGCTGGTAGTACTTCAGAGATACAGTATAACAATGGTGGAGCTTTTGGAGCTTCTCCTGATTTTTCATATGCTTCTAGTATATTAAGAGTTAAGCACACTATAAACGTTTTAGGACAAGGCAATGGCAATCCAGCTGGTAGAATAAAATTACATTGTGAAAATTCTTCACATGGAGTTACTTTAGAAGGGCCTGCACACGCTGGTAATAACAGTTATCTTTTAAAACTTCCTAGTGCTGCACCTACTGATAATCAAATATTAGAATATACTACCGCTGGTAGCTTAGGATGGATAGCCACTCCTTCTGGAGCTGGTGGTTCTTACACTGCTGGAGATGGTTTACAACTAAATGGAACATCGTTTAGCACTGATTTAAAATTAAACGGTGGTTTAGCAATAGAAACAACTTCTTTAGCCTTAGATCTATCAGCATCGTCAATAGAAGGTACTTTAGCTATTTCTGATGGTGGTACTGGTTCTTCAAATACTGAGTATTGTGATTTAACAGCTAATGTTACAGGAATTTTACCTATAACACAAGGTGGAACAGGTTTAAATACAGTTGGAACTACAAGTGGTTATGTTTTAACTTCTAATGGATCATCAGCTGCTTCTTGGGCTGCATCTAATAATATTTCAAACACTGACTTGTCTTTCTCAGCAAATAGAACATTAGATATTGGTAATAAATCTTTAACTATTATAGATACAGGTTCTGGTTCCACAAAAAACTTGTTTAAATTTGTAGCTGCAAATGCTACGGATCCAACATTTACTGTTGGTCACACTACCTCAGCCGAAGGTTATATAGTAATAGAAGGTAATGGTAGTAATAGAACAGGTCAAGTACAATTTAAAAACGCTGCAGGTGATCACTATACTGGAATAAAAGCAACGACAACACAAGCAGCTGACATTAATTATACATTACCAGCCGCACAAGGAGCGGCAGACAACGTGTTGACTAACAATGGATCAGGTATTCTTTCCTGGTCAAGCGTAGGCGAAACAGGAACATGGACACCAACTGCTTACGTAGCGACAGGAACTGCTCCAACCGTTGTGAGTTCTAACGGTACTTACACCATAGTTAAAGACATATGCCATATAACTTTTCAAATAGTAGTTACAGGAAGTTCAACTTCAAATGTGTCTATGATTGTTGGTGGTATACCAGCAGCTGCATATGGTGATGCTACCGCTGGAGAACAATCAGCAGGGCAACTATTTGCAAATACTGATTCAAATACTTACGATTCTGTACCTAGCATATTTTACATATCATATGATAAATTATACATGATAGTTCAAGGTGGTAGTAAAAATTCTCTTACTGCACCATTTGGTTTGAAAGCTCAAGATTACGTACCAAGTTGGTATAGGCCTTCAGCTGGATCAGGTATAACTTTAAAAGGATCTGCAACTTATAAATTAGCATAACAAAATTATTAAAAAATAAAAAATGGCAATAACAAAAGAAGTGTCTAATGAAACAATAGAAGTTTCAGGGCAGTACAAAATAATAGGTGTTAAAAAAGTAACAACTATATATGAGGATGGAAAAGTAATCTCTAAATCTAATCATAGAACTACTTATAGTCCTGATATGGATGTGTCTACATTGGATGCTGATGTAGCAGCTATAGCTAACACTGTTTGGTTACAAGAAGTTAAAGACGCTTACCAAGCTTACTTAGCTACTACTCCTCAGCCAGAGCCAATAGATGATTAAAATATTTCTACCATGTAGAAACCACTACTATCAAGTGATAGTATATAATAACCAACGTTTAACTAAAACCAAATACAATGACGTTTTTATATACCCGTACCAATACGTGGAGTAGTACACCACAACCAAATGAAGAAACCATTAAGTTATGGGAACACATCTCACAGAAGAAAAACTGGAGAATAACTCAATTACCTAATGGATTTTTACAAACCGAATACAAAGACATGAACTCAAATGAATGGGTTGATGTAACCAGAAGAGAAACAATAGCTGGAGCAGAGCAAGCAATAGATAGTTCTATTGAGCACTACACTAAAAAGCTAGAGTTTACCAAAGGACCGAAAGTTGTAAAAACCTTCGAATAGTATTCAAATCAATCATATTTAATCAAATCAAATGCAAGAATTAAAGTTAGTTAAAAACCTGACTTTTGGCGATACAGCTAGGAGTCAGGTATTAACCGGCGTTGAGAAACTTACTAATGCAGTAGGGTCAACGTTAGGTGCGAGTGGAAAATGTGTTATACTAGAAGATAGTTTAGGCAAACCACAAATAACCAAGGATGGAGTAACAGTTGCTAATAGTATAACATTACAAGATCCATTACAAAACATTGGAGCTACATTAATAAAACAAGCGGCTCAAAGAACAGTATCAGACGCTGGCGACGGAACGACTACCGCAACAGTGTTAGCTAAAGCTATACTAGATCAAGCTACAGAGCATTCGCTACTAGATGATCCAAGAGCTGTTAAAGAAGGTATTGACTCAGGTGTTAGTAAAGTTATAAAGTATTTAAATAAAAAGTCCAGAAAAGTAACTGGCAAAAAAATAGACCAAGTCGCTACTATATCAGCTAATAATGATAAAGAGTTGGGTAAGGTCATAGGAGAAGCATTCCGATTAGTAGATGAGACAGGGGTTGTTATGATGGAAACAAACGAGCAACCAGAAACTGTAGTTGAGTTAATAGAGGGTGTTCAATATGACAGAGCTCTTAAGAACAACCACTTTATTACCAACAAAGAAAAAGGAACGGCTGAGCTTGAAAATCCGTTGGTTCTAATCGTTGAATCAGTAATACCCAACGTGCGGAAGATTCAGTCAGTCCTTGAATTTATTATAAAAAATGGTAAGAGTCTTCTTATCATTGCAGATGTTGACCCACAAGTAGTTTCCGCGCTGGCTATGAACAAGACGAAGGGTAATATAAAGGTCAATATCGTAGATGCGCCAATATATGGAATCAGCAAGAAGGATGTATTATCTGATCTTTGTGCTGTTACTGGCGCTACACTTATTAATGAAGATCTAGGTGACGATATGGACATAATAAGTCCAGATCATTTAGGTTCATGTGTTAGATCTGTAACTAATCACGAAGAGACAATACTTCAAGTAGACTTATCAGATAACGCTGAAGTAAAAGAAACTGTATCTTTACTAGAAAGAAATATAAAAGAAACTAAAAACCCTAATATTATTATTAGACTAGAGAAACGATTAGCTAAATTAAAAGCTAAAGTTGCTACAGTTAAAGTTGGGGCTAACTCTGAAATAGAACTGAAAGAGAAGAGGGATAGAGTTGAAGATGCTATTTGTGCTACAAAAGCTGCGATTAAAGAAGGTATAGTGCCAGGAGGCGGTATAGCTTTGTTAAATGCTAGTTTTAATTTAAAACCGACTTGTATAGGTGAAGAAGTACTTTACAGTGCTATTAGAAGACCTCACGAGTTGATATTAAACAATGCTGGTATTAGCGATATAAAAAAGCTTGAAGAAGGCATGGGATTAGATGTGGTTACAGGAAAAACGGTGGATATGGTAAAAGCCGGAATTATAGATCCTTTGTTAGTTACTAAGAGCGCATTAACAAACGCAGCTTCAGTAGCTACCACTATATTATCAACTGATTGTGTAATTAATAACATAAGAGCATGAAGGCGGTAGGTAAATATATAGTTATTGAACCTATCAAAGAAGTTGATGTTCAAACAAAAGGTGGGTTAATTCTAGCTGAAAAGCAAAGAGAAGATGTTAGATACAGAAGAGCTAAGGTTGTAGAACCTGGCTCTGATGTAAATGTATTAAAAAAAGGTGATGAAATCTACTATGACAGATCATCTGGTTTTAATATAGAAATAAACAAAGAGGAATATAAAATCATTAAAGAGTTTGATGTAGTTATAATATTGTAAAAAAACAACATGTCAAGAAGAGATATAGTAAACATGCACGCAGCAATGCAGAAAATAAAAAATCCTATTAATAAACCAGAAAAAAGCGGGCGTTTAAAAAAATTTATTAAAAAGAAAAGAACCGAAAAACTTGCTGACGAAATAGATAGAACTTTTGATCATATGGAAAAAAATCCTCAAATAACTCATTTTGGATGGGTTAGAGGTAAAGCAGATAAACTTAAAAAAAAGAATAAAATATAAATAATTGAGATTAAGAAAGTTAAACTCTTCTGATTTAAAAGAGCTAAGTTTACTTAAACATTATAGAATAATAAGGAAGTGGGCTTGTAAAATTAATGAATTAACAGACGCAGATCTAGAGCTACTAATCTACTTAGACGCTATAGATATGTTTACTAAAGATGATTTTAAAAAAGGTACGTACTCATTTAGCTGGGATAACAGGCGCTGGAACAGATTATTGAAACAAGGGTGGATTATAGTGTGGAGGAAACGAAACCGCACCACTCAAAAATATCATATATATAAAGTATCCTATAAGTGCAAGCAGCTAATTAGTAGAATGTATCGTATTATGTTAGGCGAAGAAAATATGCCTACAACTAAATTAGAAAATAGTAATAGATATAGCTATAAAGTAATAACAAAAGCAATTGAATATGCCAACAAAGACAAATGAAATAAATAAAACTTCACCAGCAAAGGCTATACCGCCGCAGCTTATAATGCCTATGATAAAAGGTACCGCTGGTTCTTTAGCTGGAATTGCTACAGGTGTTGGAAGTGAAGTTGGTCAACTAAAAGACGAATTTAAAGAAAAAGGCTATAAAGATCTAAAGTTTGGCAAAAAATTAAAAATGCTAGCTGGAGCAGGTGCTAGAGTCACGGGAGGCGTTTTGCAAGGTGCTTTAGGAGGATTAGTAACAGGTTTGACGGGTAGCGATATGGGTATTAACAGTATAAAAGGAAGTGTTTTAGGTAATAACAATCCAGAAGCTCCAGAGCCTACAGAAAATATCGCACAAAATTCTAGTGTGCAACCAAATCCAGTATTTGACCCTAATGGACAAAACATGATACAAAATGTTACAAGTCCAGAAAACACTTACGGATCTTTATTTACATAAAAACAAAAATTATGCCAAGTTACGGAGAAAAACAAAAGCCAGCAGGAGTTGCTTTACAAAAAGAAAAACCTGTTATAGGAAAAAGAGTTATGACATCTAAAGATGGTACGATAACCAATAGTCTTATTATAGATAACGTTGTCTATAAAGGCAACCCAGCTTTAGAAGCTCAAAAATAATGGGTACACAGGACTTGAAGTTGTATTTACTAAATGCTTCTTCATTTACTCTAGCTAGCATGAACTGGATAGAGCCTGCTTTAGAAGTTATACTACTAATGCTGACCATTGGGTACACTGTGCACAAGTGGATGTTGTTACATAATAAAAAGAAATGAGGAACATAAACGAGATTATAATACACTGCTCTGCTACTAGAGAAGGTCAAGATATATCAGTTGATACTATTAGAGAGTGGCATGTAGACGGTAGAGGCTGGTCGGATATTGGTTATCATTTTTATATAGAGCTAGATGGTTCTATAAAAAAAGGTAGAGATATAGATAAGACAGGCGCTCATTGCAAAGGTCACAATCGTAATTCAGTAGGAATTTGTTATTGCGGTGGCGTAGAGAGTGATGGTAAGACTCCTAAGGATACTAGAACACCAATACAAAAAGAAAGTTTGATACACGTGCTTAAAACACTTAAGGCGATGTATCCAGAAGCTATTATTTATTCACACAATGAGTTTGCTAACAAAGCTTGTCCAAGCTTCGACGCAACTGGAGAATATAAAAACTTATGAAGTCAAGAGGGTTAGGCGATAGTATAGAAAAGTTTACAAAGGCAACTGGAATAAAAAAGTTGGCAGATAAAATACCAGGTGGTTGCGGTTGTGATGAGCGCAAGCAATGGTTTAATAATAACTTTCCTTATAATATGAACAAGTAATGGCTTTCAAAATAGAACCTCCTTATAAATTTAATCACGTACCAGTTTACAGAACACTTGAAGAAGACGGTGTTTTAGGTATAGCAACTAATAATGGAGCTATAAGAATAAATAAAGACATTACAGATCCTGCTCAATTAAAAAGCGTTGTAGCTCATGAACTTGTTCACTATGATCAAATGATGCCTGATAGTAAAGACACTGGTAGGTTTGGCTATGACAACGAACATATGTTTTTTAAACCTAAAGGAAGCTCTAGTACTATAAAAACTAAAAGAAGCAGTAAAGTAGATGGAGCACATTATCTAGCTCACGAGAAAGAGGCTTCTGATCCTAAAGTGCAAAGAAAAATTAAAAACAAATACAATGAGTTATAGTAAAGATCATTCAAGAAAAAATCCATTAGCGCCTAGCAGAATGTACGGCATGAGTTCTTCAGCTAATACTAGTGAATTCACTGAATCATCACCAATGGAGAGTGAGTCTGCTAGAGTTGAAAATCCTATAGATATTGATGAGAAAGATAAATCAAAAAAGCCAGATGCTACTAAAATAATAATTAATGGTAAAACATTAACTGTTGATCAAACATCAGGAAAAAAACAAAGAGTTACAAGAAACGGTAGAATAGTTGGTTATGTAGAGAATAACAATCCAAAAACCTTTATTTCTGTTTAATACATTTATAATGCAACCAGGTGGTGATTATGAATTGCCTAACGCTAAATGGGTAAAAGAAATTAAATTAAAATGAGCCAAAAGAAAACATTTAAAGAAACTAAAGTAGGTGCTTTTCTAGCTAGTAAAGCTCCTAAAGTTTTACAAGCACTTGGAGATGTACTACCTAATCAAGGAACACTTGGTGTGGTAAAAAACTTAATTTCAAGTGATACTAAGATTAAAGCTGTAGACAAAGAACAAGCAATGAAGCTTATAGAGCAAGATATAGCTGAAATGAAAGAAGTCTCTAGTAGATGGAGATCTGATATGAAGTCAGATTCTTGGCTTAGTAAAAACACTAGACCGTTGGCTTTGGTATTCTTAACTGGATCAGCTGTATTTATGATGGCTGTAGATTCTTTTCACTTACAATTCGACGTTGATGAATCGTGGATAAACTTATTAAAAACGTTGCTGGTAACAGTATATGTAGCATACTTTGGATCTAGAGGTGCTGAAAAAATTACAAAAATAAATAAATAAATAAAATGGCAATAAGAGGATTAGAAGGCACTCAAAATGCAGAACCAAGAGTTTTTGCTCACGATGCTTTAGACTTAAAACCAGGTAACTACACTTTAGGTGATAGAATACCTAATACTGATAGTATAGGCGTAGCTTTATATATTGGAGTAGGTATGGACATAACTGTAACTTTAGAAGGTGGTTCAACACCTGTTTTATTCAAAGGTGTTACAGCTGGTTCATTCTTACCGGTTTTAGCTATAAAGATAAACGCTTCTAGCGCTACGTTAGATGCTGCAGGTGGAGAGATAATAGCTTTATACTAGTATAGTATGTTTATGGGACTAGGGATGCCAATCCCTGATTTATCGAATAAGCCAGGCCCGGGTAGACCAGGTTGGGGACCTGCTGGTACTTATGACTTTCAATTTGAAGTAGATGGCGCTGTAACTATAGAAGCTAACGCAGCTGGCGCAGGTAACTTTAGGGTAAGCTGGCCAAGTGGTCATGTTGATATACTATCTGGTGATAACCCTTCTGTCGCAGCTCCTGATGGGACGGCTGGTATTGTATCTATAAACAATGAAGAATTAGATACTACTTATGCTGATGAGTTTAAAATTGTAAGTGGGCAAGTAAATGTAACTAAAGTTATATCTTGGGGTCAAAATCCTTGGAGTAATGTATTTGAAGCTTTTAAAGACTGTGTAAACTTAACAGACATAAGTACAACATCATTTTTAGCCTCTGGACAAGGGCCAAGTAGTAACCAAGGTTGTTACATGACTAAAATGTTTGAGGGATGTACCTCATTATTAGAAGTAGATATTAGAAGTTGGGATTTAACAGCCGGTGTTAGCTGGAAAACTGGTAGTCCATTTATTAATTTAGTTAACCTTGAAAAACTTGATGCAACTGGATTAAAAATTAAATTTCAAGATAACAACAGTTATGCTAGAAACTGGTTCGTAAGTGTTGGTAGCGCTACTACTAATGGATGTGAATTTAAGTTATCTGGATTAGATTATTCTAGTACTACTAACACTGGCTTAGTAATAGATTACATCTTTAGTAGTGCAAAGTTTAAAGATGGTTCTAATTTATCTAATTGGAAGTTTCCAAGCCACGCGAACTCAACATATATATATTGGTTTAACTCAGCTAGAATAAGTGGTACTTTAGATATGTCTGGGTGGACTACATTTAATGGTACCTCTCTTGAAAGTATGTTCTATAGATTTAATCAGCATTTAACAGCGGCTGATGGATCAAAATTCAACATGTCTAATTGGAATTTCCCATATGCGACTAGCTTTTATAGAATGTTTTGGGAATGTGAAATATCAGAAATAATAGGTCTTAATACTTGGGGAGCGACTAATGGTAGTCCAATTAATTTTAAAGAGATGTTTAAAGCTGCTACCCTCATGAGAATAAATCCTAGTGACAATTTCTCAAATGCTTTTTCTTCTAGTTTAAATGTGGGTAACGTTAGAGACATGTGTAATGCGTTAAGTAGTGGGCTTGCTAACGCTGACGTAGGTGCTTCACCTAGTTTTGTAGGAGCTGACTTTTCAAGTATGACTAATAGTTTTGCATTTATGTTTCGATCAGCTAAAATTATTAGTAGTCCAGATTTTAGCACTTGCACGTTTTCAGCTAGCAATCCAATGAATTTTGGTAACATATTCTATACAACAACTATAACTGATACTAATAATCATTTTATACTAAATAACCAAAACTTAGCTATATCATACATAAGCCAGGCTTTTTGGCAGACATCAATAAGGAGAGTAACTATAGGTGATAATGTAGATTTATCAAATCTAGTTACTATAGATTACATGTCTTATCAAGCTGGCTTCGACACCGGCGGACTTACATTACCTTCAAACGCTAACTATAGTTCTTTAACTGTTATTGGTCAATATGCTTTTGCAAATAATGCGTTGTCAACTTGTCAAGTAGATACTTTTATTAGGCAAAATTGGGAAACTAACTTAAATACTGGACTTACTTGTGATTTAGAAAATAATAAAATAACAGCTGCTCCAAGTATTGCTAGATCAAATGCAGCTTCTTTATCAAGTGTTAGAACTTGGAATATAACTTTAGGTTCTCCAGACGCTACTCTACCATTTGCTTATGCAAGTTATGCTGTAGATCCAACAGGCATAACAACAATTTCACCTACTGTAACGCCTCCGGCAGGTTCTGTATTTACAGCAACTAATAGTCTTAGCATAAGTTCTAGTGGTGTTATAACAATAGGTACATTTAGAGGTGGTTCTACAATTAGATGTACATATCCTGATGGATGTTACAACGAAGTTGTTATGTTAATACAAGTTCCATTTACAATGAGAACTACAATACCAGCTAATGGTTCAAACTTTACACTTTCTCCTCAAATGTCAAATGGTGAGTGTTTTGTAGACTGGGGTGATACTAATTCTCAAACTTTAACTGCAAGTACAACTCATAATTATACCAGTTCAGGCACTTATGATATAAAGATATTTGACTCGGCAAACGGATCTAAGTTTACAGGTTTTAGCAGTCCTTGGACTACCCCTACTTATACTTACGAAAAATCTATTTTAAAGTGGGGAGATATAGAATGGCAAAATAATAATTGGTTTTACAGTTCTGGAAGCAATAATACTGATAACAAAATAAGAGTAGAAGCTCCAGCAGGATCTAGCAATGCTCCTAATTTATCAAATGTGACATCTTTATCAGATATGTTTAGCAGTACTTTTACTGCAAATAGAACTGGTTATTTTGAAGACGTTAATGGAAACTTATCTGACTGGGATGTTAGTACTATTACTGATATGAACAGAATGTTTAAAACTTTTGATGCTAACGGATGTACGATAGATATAAGAAACTGGAACGTTAGTAATGTAGAAAATTTTTCAAAATGGGGAGAAAATAGTAGTATAATATTTAATATTGACAACTGGGTTACTTCTTCAGCTACAGACATGAGTCAAATGTGCAACGGTGTGAGCTCTACGTCTACTGGTATAGAAAATTTAGTTACAACTAACGTTACTACTTTATACCAGTTTGGATATGTTACTTTTGACGGTAACACAAAAATGGTAAATAATGTATTAAGATGGGATGTTAGCAATTGCACTAATTTCAGTGCGATGGGCTGTAACTGGGCTACAAACTCTAATTTCCCTAGCAATTGGAAACTAAGTGATGATGCTAGTAAAAATATTAGTATGCAGCAATTTTGTGGTGTTGGCGCACTTACTGCGCCTTATGGTGTAGATGATGTTAATGCTTTTGCTACTAAAACTATAAATCAAAGTTGGCATGGTGGATCATCTTATGTTGCTTGGGATGTTAGCAATGTTACTAATTTTTACTTGTTTGGTGGGCAAAACAATAATGTAGTTCAAGGTGGTGTATTCCCGAATTGGAATATTGGAACTTGGAATATAACTTCTAAGACAACAAACATGCTTAATATGTTTGCTACTGGACAGTGGCGTGGATCAATTCCAAACTACTTTGATCAAGATCTAAGTGGTTGGGACATAAGCGGTATAACGAGTTTAAATTTAATAAATGGAGCTACAAGTAGAGGCAGACATATGATGAACATGTCTACATCTAATTACGACGCAACATTAATAGGTTGGGGAGCTCACGCCGCTAACGCTCAATCAGGCGTTACTGTTAACTTTGGTATTAGTAAATATTCACCTGGAAATATATTTGAAGGTACTCAAGGTACTAACACTTACCAAGGTAATAGTATATATGGTAGTGGAAAAGACATGGAACAGTTTGTTAGTGTTGGAGATGTAGTAGAAAGGCCACCAGATCCAAACGGGATTTTTGATACTTACGCTATTGTAACTGGATTTAATACCTGGAATGGATCAAGATATTTAAGAGCTACAACTCAAGGTAATATTGGACCATCTACTTATACTGTTATGGATTCAGACGCTGCTAAAGGTAGAGTTGCATTAATAAATGCTGGGTGGACTATAACAGATGGCGGAGCTGATATACCTTTTGCATCTACAGAGTTAATTATTGATGTCAACGCTGGGGATACTTTTACTGTATTTAGCTCAGGTAGTAATAATAACTACAGTGTAGATTGGGGTGATGGTAATGGTTTTAGTTCTACTCCATATACTGGAACATCAGCAACAGGTCCAGCTTATGCTACTGGTGGTGAAAAAACTATAAAAATAAATAAAGATTCAAGTGAGAAAATAAACGCATTGTATTTTTACAACCAAGTAGGCACAATTAACAAAATTAAAAAGATAAGTAATTGGGGTACTAATTCTTGGGATAGTTTGTATAGAGCTTTTAAATGTCACGACACTGCCGCAGATAGAAGAGTTCACCCTGATTTTACGGTAGAGTCACCAACCCCACCTAACTTCTCTAACGGGCCCAATATCAATAGTATTTTTGATAGATGTAATGTAAATAATAATATATTTACTAATAGTCAAGTAAGTAATTGGAATGTTAGATCACTTAGTAGTCTTTACGGGGTTTTCTATAAGTGCTTTGGATTTAATGAAGACATAAGCGGATGGGATACAAGCTACATAACCACTTTTGATTACGCTTTTGGTTATTGTTCTAGTTTGAACTCAGACATAAGCAACTGGGATACTAGTAGACTTACAACCATGCATACATCTTTTGCAGGATGCTCTAGTTTAAATGCAGATTTAAATACTAAAGACACTGGCAGCAGATTAGCTTGGGACGTTAGTAAAGTAAGTGGTTTTAATTCAGCTTTAGCAGGTACTAGCATGTCGTACAATATTGACAAATGGCAGATAAAAACTACCGGTGGAGTTTATTTTCAATCACTTTTCAACAATTGTAATTGGCCAAATTTAACTTTAACTCCTAAAACTGTTACTGTAGGAAGTGGCGCTTATCAAAAAACATATTTAGCTTGGGACACTCAACAAGTCACTAGAATGGATGCTATGATTGCTAGTGGTAGTTTTAATACTGATATTGGAAAATGGGATACTAGTAGTGTTACAACCCTAGATGGTTTTGCTAAAAGTAATAGCGTTTTTAACAACGGCGGTCAACCCATGAACGCTAGGCAAGTAACGGTTGGAACAGGAACTACCGCTAGAACTTACACGGCTTGGGATACTAGTAATATTTCTGCTTGGAAGGAGGTTTTTAGAAATGCAACGAGTTTTAATCAAGACATAGGAAACTGGGATCTTTCTGGAGCTACTGGAAATGTATATAGAATTTTAGAAAACGCCTCATCATTTAACCATGAAGTTGATTGGGTTCTTCCAACGGGGTTCACGCCTAACTACGCTTGGGGATGGTTCTTTTTCGCTAACACTAACATGAGTACTGTTAACTATACAAATACTATAGTAAATTTTGCTAACACAGTATATAACAACTCAGGACTTTACAATGCTACTGGTAACAATATAGGTGGTGGTCAAACTTTTGATTCAAATATGTCTGGTGGAGCTAACTTCGCTAACGCTTGGGAAGCTAGATCTTATTTAACTAGTACTGTTGCTAGTGGTGGTGCTGGTTGGACCTTGTCAGGTGATACTGTGCTACCTTTGTTAGTTCCTAGTACAAGTTCTTTATCATTTAATGGTAATAGTGGATATATTAATAGCTATGGAAGTTCTTCTTTAAATTTAACAAGTGCTTTAACTGTTTCTATGTACATCAAGATTGAAGATGAAACAAATTCAGGATATAGAGGTTTATTTACTAAAGGAGAAATAACCACAGCTGGATTTGGTAGTTATTCTGCTGCTGTCATAAACGCTCAGAATAACATAAGATTTTATTTAAACTCTGGAGGCCCAAGCACTACACCTATAAATATAACTACTACTTCTGGCTTGTTATTTGATCGATGGTATCATGTTTGTTTTACTTATGATGGGTCTTTATCTTCTAATAAAGCAAAAACCTATATAGATGGAGTAAATCAAAGTGTAAGCTCATCAGGAACAATACCTAGTTCTTTGTATTCTAACACTAGCAGTAATTTTCACATAGGAGCTTATTATAACACAAGTTTACTTTTTGAAGGAAACATTGATGAAGTAATGATTTGGGACAATGTAATATCAACGAGCAATATACAAACTCTTGCCGATGCTGTAGGATCAGGTAATGTAACAAATCCAGAACAATTATCAACAGGACTCCAACTATGGAACCGAATGGGAGATTAAAAAAATAATAAATGGCAGAATATATAAATCCACAATGGCGTTTACCTAATATAAAAGAGGGAAATAATCGAGGTTATAGTATGGCTATAAGTGCTTCTAACAATAGAGTTAGTACTGGCTATTTTTTACCAAGTGGAACTAAACCTAAATCAATTAGTTATTGGTTTAAAAATACAGATCCAAACGGGTGGAGTACTACTGGTTACAGCTACACTATACATGGAGGTTCGCTTTCTTTAGCAGGTAATGGCTTTGGAATGGGCGCTATTGGTTCAAGTTTTGGATCTTATTTATGGTTTATAGGACATAGTACAGGTGATTATTTAATACCAGCTTCAGCAACCGGGGTAATGACTACTGATGTTTGGTATCATATAGTTGTTACATATGATAATTCAAGAACTAATAATCTTCACTTCTACTTAGACGGGGTTAAAATAGATGAAACCAATGAGACTTTAGATACTAGCAGTGCTAATGATGTTAAAATAGGTTCAAGTGCTACAGGCGGGGGAAATTCAGGAGGTAGATTTCTGGAAATAACAGATGTGTGTATTTTTGATCGTGCCTTATCAGATGGTAGTGTAGCTACAGGTTCATCTGCTAGTGGTGATGTTGGCGCTCTTTACAATAGTGGAAATCCTGGCAACCCAATGGCTTTAGCTAGTCCACCTAAAGCTTACTACCCACTTGGTAATTCAGCTCATATGGGAGCTAATTACCTAACACCAAATTCAGCTATTCCAGGAGGTTATGCAATGAGCTCAACACAAGCTACATCTAGATTTTTTACAAAAATAAAACCTGCCGGAAAAAGTAATATAACATTTTCTACTTGGTATAGAGCAGCTGGTAGTTCTAGTAATGCATACATTTTTTACTCTGGAAGTTATGGTACTTATTATTTAAAAACTAACGGCGCTGGAGGATTATGGCATGCTGTAATGGTTGCTTCTGGAAGCACCGGAAGCAGCGCTTACGCTACTTTTCCTTTTGATTATGACGATGGAAATTGGCATCATTATATATTCAATTTTGATGGATCACATTTCAAAACATATATAGACGGTGTTTTAATTAAAAAAACTGCAAAAACTGGAGTATTATCTAGCTGGGGTTCTACAAATGCTGCTCTTGGATCTAACCATAATACTAATAGTGGCGCGTCTGCTAGAGGTGATTATTCCAACTTCGTAGCGTACGATTCAACTCTTACAGATGGTGGAGTTGCAGAAGGTGATGTAGCAGGTGGCGAAATAGCTGAACTGTATAATGGAGGATCTCCAGTACTATCTTTCGATGACTTTCCTCAAAAATCTAATATAGAAACCTGGTTTAGACTTGATCAAACAGAGATTTATTCTGGCTCCACTTGGCGGTTAAATGATGCTTCTAGCGCTTACTCAAGTTCTTTAGATTTTAATCCAAGTTCATATATAGATACTAATTTTACTTTACCAAACTACAGTGATTATAGTTATTCTTTTTGGATTAAAAACACAGGAAGCATATCTGGTTCTGACCAATGGATATTAGGAAATTCAAGTGCAAGTGTTTCTGGAGATACAGGTTTTAGAGGTGCTGTTAGAATAAATAATAGCACTAAAATACGTATTTTTGGTGGTGATGATACTAACTACTACAGAAAGCAATATGATTTTACCGCTGGTAATGCTCAAGGAAATACCAATATTTTTAATGGAGAATGGTATAATATAGTTGTAACTTTCACAAGTGGAACAATTGTTTTTTATGTAAATGGAGTTGCTCAAACTCAAGAATGGAACACTAATACCCCAATAACTGGATTTGCAGCAAATAATAGTTATAGAATTGGACAAAGTGGAGTTAATACTGGTTATTTAAATCATTCACTTCTTAGTAACTTTCAAATATTTAATACAGAATTATCAGGACCAGACGCGGAGACTATTTACAATAATGGAAAACCTTTAGCAGATATGAGTTCATTTAGTTCTTTAGTTTCTTGGTGGAAGTTGGATAACACAACTACAGGTATTGAAGATTCAAAAGGATCCAACGACGGAACTAACAACGGGACTACTAAAGTCATAGGATCAGTATCTACTAAAAACTCTACTACTTGGCAGATAACTCAAAGTAATCTTATTAATCAAACTGGCTTACTAATGTTTAAAAGCTATAGCCCGTATGCTTTAAATTTTGATGGAAATGATTATATAAATTGTGGTAATGATAGTAGTTTAGTGCCAAGCTCATTAACTATTAGCTTGTGGTTTAAAACAAGTGGCTCAGCAAGTGCAATCCCAAGATTAATTAATAAAAGTTATGGTGGTAGTCCTTATGATTCATACTTTATTAGAATAAACAATAATGTTCTAAATTTTAAAATTGGCGTTTCTTCTGCAAGTGTTCAAATAGCTGGAGCAACAAATGTAGTAGATGGAAATTGGCATCATGTTGTTGGAACTTATGATGGTTCTCAATTAAAACTATATTTAGATGGTAATTCAGAAGCAACTCCAGTAAGTGAAACAAGAGCAATTATAGAAAATACTACTTATAATTTAACTATTGGCTGCGAATTAGGCGCTTATGGTTTTAGTTGGCCTTTCACAGGGGATATTTCTAACGTGTCTATTTTTAATAGCGCTTTGACAGCTTCACAAATAACAGAAATTTATAACGAAGGTCGCCCTAGCAATCTACATAACTTTTCTGGTACAGCTCCTGTAGCTTGGTGGCAGTTAGGTAGTAATAGCTCATGGACTTCACCAGCGTGGACAGTGTTAGATGAAATAGGTTCAAATAATGGAACTAGTAGCAGTATGATGGAAAATGCTATAGTAGATGGTGTAGGAACAAGCGGTAATGGAGTATCAGTAAACATGGGATCAGCAAATAATATATCAGGATCTTCTCCAAGTGGTGAAGCAAATTCTTTAAGTGTAAACATGACGCTAGCTAATATAGCTGGTGGTGTAAATTAAAAATAAAATGAATAATACAATATATACAATTGTAAACTTATCTGATACTAACGCTATCATATTTAGCCAAGTAGCAGAAGACTCAACTCAATCAATGAGAAGAAATATAGCAAACACTCAAGGTGTTATATCTTATTTAGTTGAACCAAGTTTTATAACTAATGGAGCATTAACTCCAGTTAGTACTTTAAATCAAACAGAGTTTTTAGCTTTAATGCAAACTCCTGAGTGGAAACCAGCAGATCCAACAGACTAATGATAAGAATATTAGCAACAGATAAAGACACTTGGTTTATAACATATAATGATGATAAATCTATAATACATTATGGTGAAGCACTTGAAGGAACATCTATAGATAGTGGTCAACCAGATAATGATCCATTATACTATGACAAAGCTGACTGGTTAATTAGACTGGCTGAGCTTGGTTTAGAACCAAATATTTTAGCAGAACTTAACGATTTATGATTAAGAGTATAGCTTTTCCAAACCCTCCCTTGTATTGGATTACATGGGAAGATGATACTGAAACAACTGTTCAGGGATACGGACTTGTAACTACTGAAGAAAGATTAGACACAATAAATCATTTAACAACCTACATAGACGAAGTTGTATGGAAAAGTGTTCTATTAGAACATGGTGTTGATCCAGATACAGAAGAGGAAGATGAATAAATGTAAAAAAAGATTATGAGTGGTAATATTCCTATAGACAACCCTGCTGTTCGAACTTATTGGATAGCATATGAAAACTCAATGAAAGAAGTAGTTGAAGGTTATGGCTTTGTAGATCCTCATCAAAAGCTTTTATCTAAATGGTTTATTGATGAAACCATAGATGAAGACGAGTGGATAGCTGAGCTAAAGGAGCATGGTATAACGCCTGATCCAATACCTGATCCACCAGAGTAAAATAAATATAATTAAATTAAATCAAATGAAAATTAAAGAAGAAGAATTATCATTAATTCAAGAGCAACAAAAACAGCTTAATGAGCTTGTTCACAGTATAGGTATGTTAGAAAGCCAAAAACATGGATTACTTCATGATATAGCTGGAGCTAACAAAGAGATAGAAGATTACAAAGAAGTGTTAGAAGCTGAGTATGGCCCAATAGAAATAAACCTAGAAGACGGCTCTTATACTAAGATAGAAGAAGATGTCGAAAGTAATAAGGAAGATTAGTATAGGTTCTGATTACAAGAATGATGCAATGCATTATTCAACTGGTCAGGAAGTGTACGGTGGACATACTATTAGTGATATTCTTTTTGAAGATCAAGATCAATCATATAATATTTTTATAACTAAAAATAATGAAGTCTTGCCTTGGAAAAAGTTTAACGCTAATATGGCAATATCTGTAGAGTACGATTTAAAGTACTAATGAAAAGTTTATACAGTTTCATTGTTAAACCACTAGATGAAAGGTATGACAATATTAGAAAGGTTGAAGAAAAAGAGCTTATTATTAATACAAGTATTGAAAACCATAGGTTTGTTAGTAAAAAAGCTGCTGTTGTATCTACTCCAGCGGCTTACACCTCAAAGATAAAAGTAGGTGATGAGCTTTACGTACATCACAATATATTTAGAAGATGGTATGATCAAAAAGATAGAGAACGTAATAGCTCTACATTTTTTAAAGATGACTTATATTTTGTTTCACCAGAACAAATATATATGTATAATCTCAAACCACATTTAGATTATTGTTTTGTAAAACCACTTAAAAACCAAAACATTTTAGAGAACAGAAAAGAACAACCTAACGTTGGTGTAGTGAAATATAGTAATAGTTCATTAGAAACGCTAGGAATCACTCCTGGAACACTTATTACGTTTACCCCTGACTCTGAGTTTGAGTTTATTATAGATGGTGAACGACTTTATTGTATGAAATCAAATGATATAGCTTTAACGCATGAATACCAAGGAAACGAAAAAGAAAATAATCCAAGCTGGGCAAAAGGCGATTGAGGAACTTATAAAGGTAGCAAAAGAAAAGATTGTAGACTCAGACGACGATGTAAGCGCTGATAGATTAAAGAATGCTGCCGCTACTAAAAAGCTAGCAATAATGGATGCTTTTGAAATATTGACTAAAATACAGGATGAAGAAGACATGCTGAATGATAAACCTAAAGAAGTTAAAATAGAAAAAGCTTTTAAAGGTTTTGCAGAAGGGAGAAGTAAGTGAGTTACAAGCAAACACTTTGGAGAGAAATTAAGGACGTTGTAAATCCTAAGATATTAGCTAAAAACAATAGATTTAAAAAATGGGAGTATGGTTATAACTCTGATTATGATTTTATAGTAATAAGTAAAACTGGAAAAATTGGACAAATCATTGAAATACAAGATCTCAGGATTGCTTTACCAGCAGCAGATGAACCGTTTAAACGAAGCGAAAAGAAAGCGGAGCAACGTTGGGAAAGACAAGAATATCCGAAAGAGCTAAGTAAAATTAAAAGTAGATTTGACTGGGAAGAATATCCAGCTGAATTTAAAGAAAAGTGGTATGATTACATCGACGAAGAATTCAAAAGGCGAGAAAATGGTTATTGGTTTTACAATAACGGCGTGGCTAATTACATTACTGGTACTCATTACATGTACCTCCAGTGGTCAAAAATCGATATTGGAGCACCAGACTATAGAGAAGCTAACAGACTCTTCTTTATATTTTGGGAAGCATGTAAAGCAGATACAAGATGTTACGGAATGTGCTATCTTAAAAACAGACGATCTGGATTCTCTTTTATGTCATCAGCGGAACTTGTTAACCAAGCTACAATATCTTCCGACGCTAGATTCGGCATATTGTCCAAGTCTGGTTCAGATGCCAAGAAAATGTTCACAGATAAAGTTGTACCCATATCAGTCAACTACCCGTTCTTCTTTAAACCTATTCAAGACGGTATGGACAGGCCAAAAACGGAGCTTGCATATCGTGTTCCGGCATCAAAGCTTACTAGAAGAAAGCTTGAATCAAATGAACAACTTAGAGAATTAGAAGGACTTGATACAACTATTGATTGGAAAAACACAGGTGATAACTCTTATGATGGTGAAAAGCTAAAACTATTAGCTCATGATGAAAGTGGTAAATGGGAAAGACCTGATAATATATTAAATAACTGGAGAGTTACAAAAACTACGTTAAGACTAGGATCAAGAATCGTAGGCAAGTGTATGATGGGCTCAACTTCAAATGCTTTAGATAAAGGTGGAAATAACTTCAAAAAACTATACTACAATTCAGACGTTACTAAAAGAAATAGAAACGGACAAACATCTTCTGGCCTCTACTCTCTTTTCATCCCTATGGAGTGGAACTACGAAGGATTCATGGATACTTTTGGATTTCCTGTCTTCGTTAGACAAAAGGGTTCAGTCAAAGGAGTCGATGGTTTTGACATTGCAACAGGAGTCATTGAACACTGGGAAAACGAAGTTGAAGGACTCAAGTCAGATCAAGACAGTTTAAACGAATACTATAGACAGTTCCCAAGAACTGAAGCTCACGCGTTTAGAGATGAAACTAAAGAAAGCCTGTTTAATTTAATTAAAATTTATGAACAAATAGATTTTAACGAAGAATTAAATAACAAAGCTAGCGTCACGAGAGGTAAATTTATGTGGGAAGGTGGGATTAAAGATACTAGGGTTCAGTTTGTTCCTGATAAAAATGGTAGATTTAACGTTAGCTGGGTTCCACCAAGTGGATTACAAAATAGAATTATAGTAAAAAATGGTATTAAGTATCCAGGTAACGAGCATTTAGGCGCTTTTGGATGTGATAGCTACGATATATCAGGAACTGTTGATGGTAAAGGATCTAATGGTGCTCTACATGGTCTAACAAAGTTTAGCATGGAAGATGTGCCACCTAATCACTTCTTTCTAGAATACATAGCTAGACCTGAAACATCAGAAATATTCTTTGAAGAAGTTTTAATGTCTTTGGTATTTTACGGCATGCCAATATTAGCTGAGAATAATAGACCTAGATTATTATACTACTTAAGAAGAAGAGGTTATAGAGGTTTTAGCATGAATAGACCTGATAAACTATGGAACAGATTATCTGTTACAGAAAAAGAAATAGGTGGAATACCTAATTCAAGTGAAGATATTAAACAAGCGCATGCAGCGGCAATAGAAGCTTATATAGAAAACTATGTTGGTATATTAGATGGTAAGTTTGGTGATATGTATCTTCAAGAAACCTTACAAGATTGGTCTAAATTTAATATAAACAATAGAACTAAGTATGATGCAACTATCAGCTCTGGTTTAGCTATTATGGCTTGTAACAAGAACAATTATAGACCTAATGCAATTAAAAACAAACAGCCACTTAATTTAAGTTTTAAAAAATACGATAATGAAGGGTTTGTTTCAAAAATACAAAATAAATGATAGAAACTAGTTATGGAAGTTCATTTCCGGATCAGGTAGTACCTGATGCAGTTAAAGCGTCTTATGACTATGGATTAAAGGTAGGACAAGCTATAGAAGGCGAATGGTTTTCTGGCACTAGAACAGGTGCTGGAGGTTATAGATTTTCAACTAACTACAATAACTTCCATCAATTAAGACTATACGCTAGAGGAGAGCAATCTGTTCAAAAGTACAAAGACGAACTATCTATAAATGGTGATTTGTCTTACTTAAATCTAGACTGGACACCTGTACCTATTATTTCTAAATTTGTAGACATAGTTGTTAATGGAATGTCTCAAAAGAACTATGATATTAAAGCTTACGCTCAAGATCCTTCTTCCACTGGTAAAAGATCTGCATATGTTCAAGGTCTAATGAAAGATATTTATGCTAGAGAATATATAGCTAAAGCAAAAGCTCAATTAGGATTAGACGTTTCAACAGGTGGCGGTAAATCTAATATGCCAACTAACCCAGACGAGGTGTCTGTCTATATGCAGCTTAACTACAAGCAGGGAATTGAAATAGCTCAAGAAGAAGCTATTAACTATGTATTAGACTATAACAAGTATGACTTAGTCAGAAGAAGATTGAACCATGATCTAACGGTATTAGGTATAGCTTGCTCTAAAACTGAGTTTAATTTACAAGAAGGTGTTGGAGTTAGCTATGTTGATCCTGCTAATTTAGTTTATTCATATACTGAAGATCCAAATTTTGAAGATATATGGTATGTAGGTGAAGTAAAAGGGCTTAGCATGGCTGAACTTAAAAAGCAGTTTCCAATGCTTACACCTGAAGAATTAAAGGAAATAAGTAAGTATCCAGGTAATTCTAACTATAGAAACGATTGGAATAGTGGTATTTTAGATGATAAAATTCAAGTAATATATTTTGAATATAAAACATTTACTAATCAAGTGTTTAAAATAAAAGAAACTCCAAATGGTTTAGAGAAAGCGTTAGAAAAAACAGATGCTTTTAATCCACCAGAAGAAGTTAACTTTACTAAAGCTTTTAGATCTATAGAGGTACTGTATAGCGGTGTTAAAATACTAGGACACCCTAAAATGTTAAGATGGGAAATGGCTCAGAATATGACTAGGCCAGGTGCTGACACTACTAAAGTTAATATGAACTACAATATATGCGCTCCTAGAATGTATAAAGGACGTATAGATTCACTAGTTAACCGTATAACAGGCTTTGCTGATATGATTCAATTAACACATCTTAAACTGCAACAGGTTTTATCTAGAGTAGTTCCTGATGGTGTTTATATGGACGTAGATGGTTTAGCTGAAGTAGACTTAGGCAATGGAACAACTTACAATCCACAAGAAGCTTTAAACATGTATTTTCAAACAGGTTCTATTGTTGGTAGATCATTCACTCAAGATGGTGACATGAACCCTGGTAAAGTTCCTATTCAAGAATTACAAAGTGGTAATGGTGGGGCTAAAATACAGAGCTTAATACAAACTTACCAGTATTACTTACAACTTATTAGAGATGTAACGGGACTAAACGAAGCTAGAGATGCTAGCAGTCCTGATAAAAACTCATTAGTAGGTTTACAAAAAATAGCTGCTGCTAATTCAAATACAGCAACTAGACACATACTACAGGCTAGTTTATATTTAACACTTAAGAACTGTGAAAACATATCTCTTAGAATAGGTGATGCTTTAATGTTTCCTTTAACTAGATCAGCATTACAAACAAGCATAACTAAGTTTAATGTATCTACATTGACAGAGCTTATGGATAAGAACATCTATGACTTTGGAATATTTTTAGATCTTGAACCAGATGATGAAGAAAAAGCTAAGTTAGAAGAAAACATACAGGTAGCTTTAAAAACTGGTGGTATTGACTTAGAAGATGCTATAGACATTAGAGAGGTTAAAAACTTAACACTAGCTAATCAATTGCTAAAACAGCGTAGACAGCAAAAGCAAGCAGCTGAACAGCAAATGAAATTACAGCAAATACAACAGCAGGCTCAATCACAAGCAGAAGCAGCTGAAAAGCAAGCATTAGCTGAAACTCAAAAACAACAAATATTAACAGAGCAAAAAGTACAGTTTGAACAAGCTAAAGTACAGTTTGATGTTGAGAAGTATAGGCAAGAAGCTGAAGTAAAGATAATGATTATGAACCAGCAGCACAAGTTTGATTTAGAATTAAAGCAAATGGAGGTTGACGGTTTAAAAACCAAAGAAAAAGAAATTGAAGACCGAAAAGATGAAAGAGTACGTATTGAAGGTTCTCAACAGTCTCAACTAATAGACCAAAGACAAAACGATTTATTACCAACAAGCTTTGAAACAAGTGCAACTGAAAAAGATCAGCCAACACCTAGTGAAGAGCCTATGCCAATGCTCAATCCTTTTGGAATGGGTTAATTATTAATTATTATATTATATTATGTCAGAAAAAGAAGAAGTAAAAGAGGCTCCTGATGGGACCTTAGAACAAGGTGAATTTAAAATTAAAAAGAAACCTAAAAAACTAGTTAAAACAGAACCTACGACTAAAGTAGATTTAACTAAAAAAGAAGAAGAAACAAAACAACCTGAAGAAACTAAAGAAGTTGTACAAGAGATTGTAGAAGAAAAGGTTGAAGAAAAAGTAGAAACTAAGGAAGAACCAGCCAAGGAAGAAGAGTTTACTGTTATAAATGAAGTAGCAGAAGATGAAGTTCCTGTAGAAAAACCGGTTGAAAAAGCACCTGAGCCAGTTGCTGAGCAAGTAGATTTACCTGAAAACGTAGAAAAACTTGTTGAGTTTATGAAAGAAACTGGTGGCACATTAGAAGACTATGCTAGATTAAGCAGAGACTACACTAACGTTGATGAAGATGTTTTACTTAGAGAATACTACAAACAGACTAAGCCTCACTTAGACAGAGAAGAAATAGATTTTGTATTAGAAGACAAATTTTATTTTGATCCTGAAGAAGCTGAGGAACGTGAGCAAAAGAAAAAGAAACTTGCTTATAAGGAAGAAATTGCAAAAGCCAAAAACTTTTTGGAGGAAACGAAAAAGAAGTATTACGACGAGATCAAGTTGAGACCGGGCGTTACTCAAGAACAACAAAAAGCAACTGATTTTTTCAATAGATATAACAAAGAACAAGAGGTAGCAAAGCAAAGTCATGAAAGCTTTAAAGCTGTAACTAAAGACTATTTTACTAATGATTTCAAAGGTTTTGATTTCGAGGTTGGTGATAAAAAGTTTAGATACGGTGTTAAAGATGTTAATGAAGTTGCCGAGGCGCAATCTGATCTAACAACATTTATTAAGAAGTTCTTAAACGAAGATGGTACAGTTAATGATCCAGGTGCATACCACAAAGCTATATACGGAGCTAGAAACATCGACACTATTGCTTCTCATTTTTATGAGCAAGGTAAAAGTGATGCTGTAAAAGATATTACCGCTAAATCAAAAAATATAAGTAAAGACGCTAGAGTTGAAACTCCAGGTGACGTATTTATAAATGGTTTTAAGGTAAGAGCTATTTCTGGTAATGAAAGTTCTAAGTTAAAAATAAAAACAATAAAAAAATAACTTAAACTAAAATATAAAAATGGGATTTTTAGACAATTCTCCTGCTGGAGCATTTCCAGCATCAATCGTCCCTATGCCGAAGAAACAAGCTGTGGTTGATAACTATATCGACTTTAACAACTTGTCTAACGGACAGTGGGCACAACAATATCTACCTGAGCTTTATGAAGCAGAAGTAGAAAGATATGGAAACAGAACTTTATCTGCTTTCTTAAGAATGGTAGGCGCTGAGATGCCTATGACATCTGATCAAGTAATTTGGTCTGAGCAGAATAGATTACACATTGCTTATGAAGGTGCTACAAGAGGAACTGGAACTAGTAATGTTATAACTCTAGCTACTGGAGCAAATAACGCTGTAAGATTAAATCAAACTGTAGTTATAGCTGATGGCTTTACAACTGTAAAAGCTTTAGTAACCGCTGTTTCTGTAGCAAATAGAACTATTACTGCTTTACCTTATGAAGCTGCCGATTTAGGAGCTGCTGGATTAGGAACTGCTGGATTAAAACTATTTGTTTATGGTTCAGAGTTTGCAAAAGGAACTAGCCAAATGGTTGGATCTATTGAGCCTCAAGTTCAAACTTTCACTAACAACCCAGTTATCATTAAAGATAAATTTGAAGTATCAGGTTCTGATGCTGCTCAAATTGGGTGGATTGAAGTTGCTACTGAAGATGGAACATCAGGATACATGTGGTATTTAAAAGCTGAGTCTGAAACAAGATTACGTTTTGAAGATTACTTAGAAATGACTTGTGTTGAAGGTGTAAAAGCTGCTACTAGTTCAGCTGTTGCTGATGCTACTTACGGTACTAGTTACGCTGATACTCAGTTTACTGATACTGTTGCTCCAATAGGTACTCAAGGTTTATTTGACGCTATTGAAACAAGAGGTAATGTATGGCAAAATTTTGCTGGTGCTGCTGCTCCTGGAACTGGTGCATTAGGTGATTTTGATGCTATTCTTAAGCAACTTGACAAGCAAGGAGCTATTGAAGAAAACATGTTATTCTTAAACAGAGCTACCGCTTTGGATTTTGATGATATGATTGCTGCTATGGCTGGCGGAGGTTATGCTGGTACACAAGCTGCTTCTTATGGTTTATTTGACAATGAGTCAGAAATGGCACTTAACTTTGGTTTTTCAGGATTTAGAAGAGGTTCTTATGACTTCTACAAAACTGACTGGAAATACTTAAACGATGCTACTACTAGAGGTTTAACACAAGATATCGACGGTGTTATGGTTCCTGCTGGTACTACTACTGTTTATGATCAAATGTTAGGATCAAACATTAGACGTCCTTTCTTACACGTAAGATATAGAGCTTCTCAAACTGATGACAGACGATATAAAAACTGGATTACAGGTTCTGTAGGCGGCGCTTATACTTCTTCTCTTGATGCTATGGAAGTACATTTCTTATCTGAAAGATGTTTAGTTACTCAAGCTGCGAATAACTTCGTATTGTTTAAGTCAACTACTATATAATTATTAACATTTAAAAGATAAAGAAAATGGCATACGTAAAATTAAAAAAAGCAGCTGGTGATTTTGATATATTATCATCAGAAAATGTAGCTAGTGTTAAATTAGCTACTAGCACTGAAGACGGCTTATTAGTTGTAAACTTTATTGGCGATATAGCTAATAACATAACTATTAAACCTGTTGATTGGGTTGTGGGCACGGATTCTACTCACTTTGTTCAAGCTGACGCAACAGCTTTGAATAAAGCTATTGGTTTAATTAGCGGAGGATCAGGAATGATTGACGTTAGTTTATCAAAAGTTGTAGATGAAGTAACTTATGCAACTGCATAAATGAAATAATAAGATCCCGCTTCGGCGGGGTCTTTTTTAATTATTATATTATATTATATTATGGAAACAAAAGAAAAGAAAAAGCCTGTGGCTAAAGCCCCAGCAACTCCTGAAGTAAAAAAAGATACTTGGGAAATTAAAGATAGAACTTATTTTTTAAGAGGTTCAAAAGAACCTTTAACACTTAAAATTCCTTCAAGACACACCTCTAGACACCCGATGTTTTGGTTTGATCCTATAAAAGGTTATAACAGAGAATTAAGATATGCTACTAACCAAAAGTCTGTATTTGTTGATGAACAACAAGGACCAGTTACTTTAGAGCATATTGTTTTTGAAGATGGAACTTTATATGTGCCAAAAGAAAAAGTTCAATTACAAAAACTATTATCTATATATCATCCAGCTAAAGGAAAAGTTTATAATGAATTTGACAAAAAAGCTATAGCTGTTGATGAGTTAGACATGATAGAGTTTGAAATTAAAGCATTAAACGCTGCTTCAGTAATGGATATTGAACAAGCAGAAGCTATATTAAGAGTTGAAAACGGTTCAGCTGTATCTAGCTTAAGTTCTAAAGAACTAAAAAGAGATATATTAATATTTGCTAAGAGAAACCCTAAATTGTTTTTAGATTTAGCAGAAGATGAAAATGTGGTACTTAGAAACTTTGCTATTAACGCAACTGAGTCAGGTATTATTAAGTTAGCTCAAGATCAAAGAACATTTACTTGGGGTGCTAACGGTAGAAAATTAATGACAGTTCCTTTTGATGAGAACCCGTATTCAGCTATGGCTGCTTGGTTCCAAACAGATGAAGGACTTGAAGTTTATAAGTCTATCGATAAAAAACTTAAATAACAAGTGATTATAATTAAGGGTGGTTTTATCGCCACCCTTTTTTTTTAAAAATATTAAAATGGCAATAAACGTAAATGAAGTTTATAAAACGGTTTTATTAATATTAAACAAGGAGCAAAGAGGTTATATAACTCCTGATGAATTTAATAAAACAGGCACACAGGTTCAGTTGGAAATATTTGAAAAGTATTTTGAAGACTTAAACCAAAACTTACGCGTACGCCAAGATGAAACAGAATACGCCGACAGAGTAAAAAACGTAGATGATAAAATATCTATATTTAAAACTCAAGGTAATTGTGTATGGGATGGAGCTAATAAGCTTTTTACAACTCCTAGTGACACACATAGAATAGGCACTGTTATATATAAAGATTCTATAGAGGTTGAAAGAGTACAGAGAAATGATTTATTATATCTTAAACTTTCACCTTTAACCAAGCCGTCTTCATCTTTTCCTGTATACTCATACGAGGATAAATTAACTACAATTACAAATCCTAAAATATACGTAGAGCCTAACTCAATACAGTCAGACATTTCAGTAACATATATTAGAAAGCCGAACAATGTTAGATTTGGATATACTATTGGTAGCTTAGGGCAATATGTGTATGACTCCAATACTTATGTGGCTACGGGATTACCGATAGTTCAAAACGCTTTGTTTTCTTTTTTAACAACTGGATTTGTAGCTACTTCTAGTTCACCTACTCAAACAACCTGGTCTGGACTAACTACATCATCTAATGGGATAACTTATGAAGGCAATGGCACTGGCTTGAAGTTTACAATGACTATGAGTGATATTGGCATAATAACTGGTTTAAATGTAGACGCTTCTGGCTCAGGTTTTGCAGCGGGTGATACTATAACTTTTGACTCATCCGTGTTCCAAGCTGGTGGTGGTGCTGGAGGTGGAACTAATGCTGTTGTTACATTAACTAGCAGTAGCATATATAATGGAACAACTTTTGGGTCTACACAATTTGAAATAGACAATACAGATCAAACTGAAATAGTTTTAAATATATTAAAATATTCAGGTATAGTTATAAGAGATCCACAAATAATAAATTCAGCACAACAAATGGCTATGGCTGAAGATCAAAACGAAAAATCTTAATAAATGGGACTAATTACAGAAACTAACGAGGAATACTACGCTGGAGAAAAAGTTTTTTTAGTACCCGCTTCAACAGATCAAAGCAAGTTTGAAACTACTTTTAATACTGAGCTAGTATTAAGTTCTTCATCTGCTTACAGTAATTTTATATTTGAAACAAGTGTTGATGGAGGCGTTACCTATGTTGAATATTCAGCTGGTGTAATATCACTTAGTGATAACAATAAGACGGTAGATGTAAGTGTTCCTGTAAATGGTGGCGCTGCAGGTGTTATCGCTAGAATAACTTTAAGAGTTTCTGCTGTTCAAAACAATTACGGAGGATATTCCTATGTTAAGCTAATTGACATTGTAAATACATTTATAGCAACATATGTTGGAACTGGCAAACTAATACCAAGCGTAAAAAGAACTGACGTTGTGTTTCACGCTAAAAGAGGTTTACAAGAGTTTAGTTACGATACATTAAAAAGTATTAAATCTCAAGAGATAACAGTAACTCCTAGCTTATCAATGATAATACCACAGGACTATGTTAACTATGTTAGATTATCTTGGATAGACGCTCATGGTATTAAACATATTATATACCCTTCAGATAACCTAACTGTAAGACCTACCGACGTTCCTTTACAAACAGTTGAAGGAGATTTTATTCAAGATGGACTTGGAACTAACACTCAAGGATCATCTAAAACATCAGGTAGATGGAATGATTTAAATCAAAGAAGACTAAGTGGTGGTTTTGACGATTATCAAAGCGAAATTGAAAACTACTATGGCGATAATTACATGTTTGGACACCAACAACTGGGCATGAGATATGGAGCGCTACCAGAAACAACTCAAGTTAATGGATATTTTACTATGGATCCAGCGAGAGGTACTATATCTTTTTCTAGTGATATGAATGGTAGAGTTGTAGTTTTAGAATATATATCAGACGGGTTAGCTCATGACACTGATTCTAAGGTGCCTAAGATGGCCGAAGAAGCAATGTATATGCATATAGCTTATTCTATACTGGCTGGAAGATCTGGAGTCCAGGAGTATGTTGTTCAAAGATTCAAAAAAGACAGAAGAGCAGCATTGAGAAATGCTAAAATAAGGTTGTCAGACATAAAAATAGATCAGATAGCTAGAATAATGAGAAATAAATCTAAACAGATTAAACATTAAATATGGCTCAAATAAAAAATACTTTTGTAAAGTCTAAAATGAACCGAGATATGGACGCTAGGTTAATACCTAATGGCGAGTATCGAGAGGGTAGAAATATAAACATTAGTAAATCTGAAGGTTCAGATGTTGGAGCATTAGAAAACGTAAAAGGAAATGCAGCTGTTCTTCCTGGTTTTATAAATAAATTAAACGAAGGCATTTCTGAAAATGAAAAGCCATTGGAGATAATAGGAATGTTTACACATGACGAAAGTTCTTCAATATACATGTTTCTTACAACTTTCACTGATGCTTCTAAAACCCAACTAGAAAACAAAGCATCTACTTTTTCTTCACATTGTTACATTACTAGAACAAAATATAATGGCAATTTAAAATCTGATCCAGAAAGAAGATTTGAAAGCTCCATACTTGTGGAAGGCTCTTTCTTAAACTTTTCAAAAACACATCCTATATTAGGATTTAATATTGTTGAAAACTTAATGTTTTGGACTGATAATAGAAACCAGCCTAGAAAAATAAATATTTTAAAAGCGTCAGGATCAGCTTTTCAAGATCCTTCAAAACGGTACTACTACAAAGAAGATCAAATATCAGTAGCTAAATACTATCCTTATAAGTCTATTTCTTTAACTAAAAAAACAAGTTCAACTAACTTTGAATCTACAGTTAAAGCTACTACAACAGAATGGCTTCCTGTATCTTTAACCGCACCTTTAAAGAGTATTCAAACTTCAAATAGTTTTCAAATTTTAAGCTTTTACAACTCTGAAACTGTAAACGCCGCGAAGGCTGTGTGGACTGGACCTGATTCATCAGACAATGACATCGGTGGTTTTATTAAAAAAGTAGGTTCTACTCCATATCCAGTAGTTAGAATAAAAAACGTTAGCAACCCAGGTTCTAGAGATTATTATATATATAGTACTTTTGAACAACAAGTAAGAGTCGCTGAAAATCCTGATAATCCAACAACTCAAGTTTCTGTTGAGAGTGGCTGGGCTTTACCTGGTGATATTATAATTTTTCAATTAAAAAACCCTGAATTTGACACTAACTTCTCTGGAGAAAGAAACTTTTTGAAAGATAAGTTTCCAAGATTTGGTTATAGGTTTAAATATGATGACAACGAATACTCTTTAATGTCACCTTTTACTCAACCTGTGTTTGTTCCAGCTCAATATGGTAGCTTTACTTGGGGTGATGAAGATAGATCAGCATCTTCTACTGAATTAAACTTTTTTGAAAATAGAGCTAGTGAAATAGGTTTAGTAATTGATTTACCTTATTTCCCAGGTGTAAACCCAAGTGCTGGAAATCTAAAAGGTGAACTCCAAAGAGAATTACATATAGAAGAAATTGAAATATTATTTAAATCTTCAAGCGATAACAATATATACATTATAGATAATGTAAATATTAGCTCTGGCTGTCCAGATGAATACTTAGTAAAACCAACAGCTAGTGGCGGTGATACTATGAGAAATCAATTTATATACAAATATACTTGCGACAAGCCTTATAAAGTTGTTCCAGAATCAGACGTAACTAGAGTTAATGATATAGTTCCAGTTAGATCTATGTCTCAAGAAACTTCAGGTAATAGAATAATGTATGGTAATTACTTAGATAATCACGCAATGCCGCCAGACCCTTGGTATGAGGTTTCTAGCTCTCCTAAAGTAGGCTCTTTTTCTCCTGAGTACGATGTTACTGCTAATCCGCCAATATCTACATCTCAAGACAATAAAATAAAAGAATATTACAATGCTAGTTTAAAGCAAGGTAGGACTTACCAGGTTGGTGTTGTTTTTTCTGATAGATATGGTAGGCAATCAACTGTAATGTTGGCTAGCGAAACTAATCAGTACGGTAGTGGATTAAAAGATAAATCAACAGTTACAGCTCCTTACGAAAATACAGGTCTTACAGATATATTAGGTTACTTTGGAAATTCTTTGAAGTTAGACTTCTATAAGAAAATACCTGATTTAGACGAATACTCTGCTTTGAATTACCCTGGATTATATAACGTCAACAACAACCCTACCGGGTGGTATAGTTACAAGATAGTTGTTAAACAACAGCAGCAAGAATACTACAACGTTTACCTACCTGGAAGTATGTCTGGTAACATAGTTTACAAAGGAGACACTGTAGCACTAAACTACGCTGACACTTGGAACATTTCAAACTTATCTTTATTTGGTGATAATATAAATAAAATACCTAGAGACATGACCAATGTTGGTCCTACTGATAGAATATATGGTAGTAAAGAGTCTTTATACTTTAGAGTTGTACAACCTAACTATAGTTTTGGATCTAATCCTCCACTAACAGTTAACGTTAATAGATGGAACTCTAGACAAACTAAATTACCAATACTTGAGTCTACAGTAGTGTCTATACAACCTTTTTTAGATTTAGGAAAGTGGACTACTGAGAAAGGGGCTATAACAAGTGTTGCTGACAACTCGGGTGGTTTAGACTATATTGATAGTATTTCATACCCAGGTGGTTACCGCGACTCATCTAGTCTTGATTATATTGGAGGATCAGTTGATCCTTTAGTTAAGTCAGATAATAATCCATTTGTTGCTAACATAGATAACAATGAAAACAAAGATAGAGTTGGCTTTTATGTTACAGATCAAATAAGCACTTCAAGCTCTAACTTAGCTGAGTTTTCAAAGTCATTAATAGTTGCTGAAACAAAACCTAAAGAATCAAACTTAGAGCTTTACTGGGAAACATCTACATCTGGCTTAATAAGTGATCTAAATTCTGAAATAGCTTTTAGTGGAGCGGCTGATGCTCCTAGAGGTTTGTCTACTTGGAGTTGGAGAGCTAGTGAAAATAATCTTTATGATGGAACTACTCTTGAAAAATCTTTGCTAGCTAGTGATCTACGTATAATAACGAACAACGGAAGCGTAAATATAAATCCTAATTGCTCTATAACAAAAGGAAACCCAAGCTCTGGCTTAAACTTTGTAACGGGTAGAGTCGGGAGTACTGTAGTTGATTTATCCGATAAGTTTGATTTAGTTGAAAACTCTGGCTCGCCTACGTCAACCTATAATATATTTTTAACACCAACAGCTGTTAATGATTGGTATTTTAATGGTAATGACAATAACCATTGGGGTAATATGGAGTTTGTATTTACACTAACACTAAGTATAACTAACAACGCTACTTCAGTAACAGAAAGTGTTACTGTTGTAAAAGAAAACAATTTTCTTAGTAATTTTGCTCCATCTATGGGTAACTTAACTAGTCCACAGCCTAATATACCTAACGATACAGACACTTATGATATGTGGGCTTTCAGTATAGGAGGTGAAGAACCTGACGGTGGCCAAACAGATTATGATTACGTTAAGCAAAATCCTCTTTTTGAAAAGGATGGAATTACTAACGCAACATATTCAGTTACTACAAATTCTAAAAATTTAACTAGAAATAGAAACCAACTCTTTATATCACAGCATAATCCACCTAGTGGATATGTAACAGCCGCACCCTCTTTTCCAGCTGGAAGTTTAACAAATCAAAATGGTTGGCATAATGGTAGTTATAAAAAAATACCTGATGGAGCTGAACTTTATATAAAGAAACTAGAGACAGCTGTTTATCAAGGCAACGGTAATCTTAGATATGATTTTGAAGAATGGTGGACATTAAAGAAATTAGGAGTAACTGAGAGTGATGTTCAACAAGGAACTGTTTCACCACAACCAGGTTGGTTCACACCTAACACAGCTGTAAACCGCTCTCCTACTACTGTAGATTTAAGTGCATCTGCTTACGGTAGCCAAGGTCTTAGATATACTTACTATGATTATCCTTGGAAAATACAATACTGCAAAATAACAGATAGTAATGGTCAAGGTTCTATACCATCATCACCACCTTGGCTAACTGGATCTACTGGCTATGGCAATTTTGCACCTGGGTATTATCTTTTTGCTGATCCAGAAAATCCACCTTTTGAGTGGCAAGGAGCGGCTTTAGAAAAGAACAATAATCAGTTTTGGCCAGAAGGATGGATAAATCTTGGTGACTACAGTGTTCATAAAATAACGATAGGAGTCAAAGAAAAATTTGGAGATGAATTAGAGTCCGTTAATGATTTAGTAGTTTACGTAAAACTTTATAGATAATGTCAGCACTTTTAGAAATATCATACTTTAATTGTTTTTGGGCTAAAAAAACAAATAATCAATTTACAGCAAGTCAATATAGTACTACTGATTATGGTAGTATTTCAAAAATACCTAACTGGCCTGGGTTACCTTATCACAAATATGATAGTTCAAGCGCTGATACTAGATATTTAAACTATGCTACGGTTACACAGGTTTCTACAACACCTGCATTAAATCAAAGACCTGATGTAATACTTCCCATAGATTACCCAGCTGAAACAGCTAGTTTAAACTGGGTGATAGAGGAGTCAAGAATAAAAGGAGCTTTTAATGCTCCATCTACAGACTATGGCGTAAAAGCGTATTTGTTAGATGATCAATACACTTCTGTAATAAGAAAAAACAATATAATATATTCTGGATTATTTAATTCTAAAACAAACGTAAACGAGACCAATGTATTTTCTTCAGCGCAAAGCATAACTTTTGCAGCTCCTGAACAATATGGCTCTATACAGAAGCTATATAGTGAAGATACTAAGTTGTTAATATTTCAAGAAAATAAAGTTAGTAGGGCTATGGTAAATAAAAATATCATATATACTGCTGAAGGAAGAAGTGCAAGTGTAAGCACACAAAACCTTGTAATAGGGGAAATAACTCCATTTGTAGGTGAATATGGTATTAGTAGCAATCCGTTTTCATTTGCTCAGTTTGGTAGGAGAAAATACTTTACTGATAAAAATAGAAACGTAGTATTAAGATTATCTGATAACGGTCTAACGCCCATAAGTGATTATGGTATGGCTGATTTCTTTAGGGATAGTCTTTCTAGTATAGATGATAATTTATACCAAAACTCTATAACAAGAGATCTAGCGCTGTCTCAAACACCAAGTTGGCCATACAGTCCTAACCAACCAGTGGGTTCTGGCGAGCCTTATATAACTATAGCTAATCCAGGTGAAGCAACTTTTACTGATGTTCCTATCGGAGCTGCTGTATTTATAAATGGCATCGATACTGGTTGCTATGTTAGAGATGTTGATTTATCAACTGGTAATGTTCAATTAACTGATTTAGTAGCTTTTGATATATCTTCTTTGACTAATCCTAAAGCAACTTTTACAACTTATACTAAGGATAAAATAATTGGATCTTACGACGCTTACACTGATAACTACTTATTAAGTATACAGAAAAGAGATGGATCTTATGATACTCTATCTTTTGATGAAAAGGTTTTAGGTTGGGTTACTTTTTATGATTATAAACCTTATAACGCTAAAAGTTTATTTAATAGATTTTACACAACTAATCAAACCAACTTGTGGATGCACAATGCCGACAGCGTCTTTAGAAATAGCTTTTATAGTGCTGATGCTACTCAATCTTCAATTGAGTTTATATTCAACACACAGCCTAATGTTGTTAAGAACTTCAAAACAATAAACTATGAAGGAACAAATGGCTGGCAAGTAGAAAAAATGGAATCAGATCAAACAGGTCCTTTGATTAACGGCGGTGGTAATTGGGGATTAAATACTGATAACATAGCGTTTATAAAAAGCTATGGAGAAGGTCAGTATATAGAAGATGGAATAACTTATAATGCTGGTTTTCATTTAAAAGAAAATAGATATGTAGCTAATGTTATTAACAAAACACTAGCTCAATCGGGTGAAATAATAATAGGTGCACAGGCTAGTGGTATTAAAGGATATTTTACAACCGTTAAATTAACAACGGATACGACTACAGATTTTGGTGGCTCAAAAGAATTATTTGCCGTAGGATCTGAATATGTCATGTCATCTTATTAAAATTAAAATATGGGTTTATTAAGCAACAACAATAACAGAAGAAATAAAAGAGCTAATTTAAGAAAGCAAGGGGATGATATATTTGGCACTCCGGTAGGAGGTTTAAACCCTAGCAGTAGTCAAAGTGGAAACATACCCACTAATACTTATGATTTTGGATCTTACAACCCTCAAGGTCAATTGAGCCCAACACAAACTTTAAACACTCAAACAGGTGAAATGTCTAACTTAGCCTCTAGTAGCGGTGGTGGAGGTGGAAACATGATGGGTTATATGCAGTTAGCTGCAGCTGCTACGCCTATGGTTATGGGTTTTATACAAAATAGAAAACAAAAAGGAATTGCTGAAGATTTAGAAACAGCGAGGCTGGCAAAAGAAAAAGATGTTCAAAAGTTGATGGCTAATAGAGCAGAAATTAGAAATCCATATGCTAATTTAGCTGTAGCTACTGAAGCAGCTGAATTTCAAGCTCAGCAAGCAGATCAATCACTTGCTAATACTTTAGATGCTATGCAAGCTGGAGGATTTGGTGCTGGTGGTGCAACTGCTTTAGCTAGAGAAGCTTCTAAATCTAAGCAAGGTATATCAGCTGACATACAAAAACAAGAAGCTACTAATCAAAAGTTCTTTGCTCAAGGTGAACAAATAAGACAACAAGCGCAAATAGACAAAGAGCTTGATACTATTAACTACGAAATAGGAAACCTAGATAGATTAGATCAAAAGGAAATAGATGCTAGAACAGCTCAACAAGCGGCTGGTCAAGCTGGAGTAAGTGGATCAGCACAAATGATGCAGAGTGTTATGAAGAACCCAGAAGCTATGAAGGCTATAGGTGGAATATTTGGAAAGTAAAAAATTAAATAATGGCAAGACAATCAGGAGGAAGAATAAGTAAAAGAGCAATTATAAGAGACCCTAGAGGAGCTCAAGCCGCTAAGTTTACTAAAGATATAGCTGAAACAGGATCTAAGATGTATGATCAAGCTACAAAATCTTCACTAGCTAAAAAGCTAGGAATGAAAGTGCTTACTAAAGAATCTTTAGCTGAGTCACAAGCTTATAGAGATTTAGCAAAAGATATAGCTAAAGTAAATCCTAGTTTAGATAGGCAAATAATAGCTGAAATAGAAAACAACGCGAGAAAAATTAGCGATGCTTACATGAAGGCTTATGGTCCTGATGGAACTCCTGAAGATATGATAACTTTTCAAACTTTAGACAATGATTTAACAGGTCAATTAAACGATTTAACAATGACGATAGGCGCTATGGATGCTGATCTAGAGGCTTATGATCTAGCAAAAGAAGAAGGCAGATTAATAAAAAAGACTAATGAAGTAGGGGAAATACTAGAAGATGAAGATTATGATTTATTTAGATATGGATTAACAAGTGGAGATTCTGATGTTTTGTTATCAAAAGACGAAAATGGAAAATATATATTAAAGGGTAGAAATCCAGCTGGTAGTGAAGAGGAACAAGTTGTAAATATAAGTGAATATTCAGATAGTTTAAAAAAGGGTGGTAGTTTTAAGTCTATAAATCCTAATTTAGAAGGACAAGCAATAGAGTTTGGACAATCAATAGCTACTAAATTATTACCTCAATATAAAAAAACATATAAAGGTCAAGGTGGTACACCATATCCAAACCCAAAATTTGACAGTTCTAAGCCAGAAAATGCTAAAACAAATCCAAAAACGTTAACTGGATCATCATCTTTTACTATTGAAGATGAAGATTTAGCTAGAAATACTATGACAAATTATTTTGATGGTAATTTTGCAGAAGGTTTTAAAAATTTAACAGGTAGCAAATCTGTTCCAAAAGAAGAAGAGCTGTGGGAGTATTTAAAAAACGAAGGATTTATTAATAAAACATTTCCAAGCTGGAAATCCTCGCCTAGCACAACAAAACAACAAATGTTAAATGATGCTTATATTGATTTTGTTATAAAAAATAATGTTTCTGGAGCTGTAGAAGGTGAAGTATTTTCAGGAAAAGGTTCATTGGATAGTGATGAATAGTTTTAATGTCTAAATTAAAAATATGGAAGAAAAGTTAGATAAGCTATATAATGTTTTAGTTGAAGAAGGTTTAATCGTTAACGACACTTTTGAAAAGTTTAAAAAAAGATTAAACACCGAACAAGGATACGCTGATTTAGTTGCTGACACAGCTATATCAGATGGCTTGTATACAGGTGACAAAGAAAACTTTGAAGTTGAATATTTTTCTGAATTAAAAAAAGGTAAGAAACCTGAAGAAGAAGTAGTAGTTCAACAGCCTAAAAAAGAAGAAGGTATTAATAGAGATTCTTTAGCTAACAAATATGATTTAATTATAAATCAATTTGAAGATCAAAAGTTTAAACCTGAGTTAATAGGTGAAGATAGAGAAAAAGCTATTAGCGATATAAAATCTAAAAAAGATCAAGCGTTAAAAGATTTTGATTCAGATGAAGATATAGCAAGTTTTGCTGACAGGATATATAAGTTAGGTAAAAAATATTCTTTAACTCAAGAAGATATTGACGCTACTCAAGTTGGCTTAGAAAAAAAATGGTCTATAATGCCTGATGAAGTAGAAGAAGAAACCATTAAGTTAGATGTATTTGGAAGGCCTATGCCTGGCGCTGTTGAGCAGGAGTCTACTGTTGATTTAAAATCTATTAATACACCAGCTATAGAAGCAGCTAGATTAGAAGAGCATGGTGATGATTTAAACAATTACAAAAAAGAAGCTATAAGACAAGGTTACACAGTTGTTGGTGCTTATGATGAGGTTCCAGAGAAAGTTAATAAAGATAAATTAATAAAACTACCTGGACCTTTACAAAACGCTAATATAAGTGATATATATCCAAAATCTGTTATTGACAATGTTTTAAACGAAAAAAGAACTAAAGTTGCTAAAGATCAAAAGGTAAGAGACATGAAGCCCGAGCTTGATGCTATACTAGAAGATTTTGAAAATGAAAAAGGAGTAACTGCTGTTGGAGGCCATATATTAGGAACTATAATAGAGGCAGGTGATTTTTTTGACAATATATTTTTAGATGATAAATCAAGAGAAAGACAAGAAAAAATATCATTAGAACTTCACAAAGCTATAGGTACCGATGCTTCTTACATGGACGCTAGAGAAAAACTTAACAGATTACTAAAATCTAAGCAAGATACGGAAAATTATGAAATAGACGTAAACACATACAGAATAGAGGCAGCAAATGACAACTTGCAATTACTAGAACATCAATTATTAAGTTACGAAAAAAGAGCTAATAATAATGAAGCTTTTACAGAAAAAGATGTAGCTGAATATAATGTAATAAAAACTGCTTACAACAATCAAATAGATGTTGCTAATCAAGCAATGGTTAGACTAGGTGAGTTAACTGTTGAAGGAGTTGATTTTGATGAAATTAAAGACAAAACATTAAAAACTTATTCTACTTTATCAGTATATGGTAATAATATAGGATCTAGTGTTGTTAGAATAGCAGGTGGTTTAGCTACATTAAGACATGAACTTACTGTTCCACAGCTTGCTAAATGGGCGGGATATGATATAAATGACGCACAAGTAAGATCTGAAATTGCTTCCGGTTTTGATGATTTTTTTGGTACTGAAATAGGTGACGATATTGAAGCTGGTTTATCAGTAATAAACAGTGGAAATCAAGAGGTAAAAAATCAAATAGGTAAGTTACATAGTTGGGCAGAAGAAATTAAAGACGAAAATAGAGAGAAACAAGACTTCAATAAAATAACAAATCCATTAGAGTTTATTTCTTGGGGCTTTGAAGGTGTTACAGAAAACGCAGTTAACTTAGGAGTTTCAGCTATCACAGGTGGTAGTGGAGGTTTAGTACTCATGGCGTTATCAGAATCTGGTAACAAGATGAATGAGATGAATAAAGAAATGGAGGGTGAGAAATGGAGTGATGATGAGTTAAGATTTATTCAAAAAGAAAAAGATAGATTAGGTAATAACTATAGTTTGTTTTACCCGGGTCAAGATGATGAATTTAAAATAAAACCTAAAAACATAAGCGCTTTACAATATTTTGGAACTGCCGGTATGTATGGAGCTTCTGAATATTTCAGCGAAAAAATTACTTTAGGAAATTTTAAATTTGCTAAAAACAACATAAAAAAAGCTTGGAAAATAGGCGGTAAATCTACAGATGAAGTAGGCGGCAGGATAATAAACAGTAAATTAAATCCGCTTACTAAAGCAGAAAACTTTAATATATGGGGTAAACAAGCTTTAAAAGGAACTTTTACAGAAGCTGGTGGCGAAGGATTAGTAACAATGTCTCAGAACTTTGCTGATAGATATTTCTTAGATAAATATGATGTTTCAATACTTGACGGTGTAACTGAGTCTATGGTAATGGGCGCATTTATGAATGGTACCATGCAGTCACCAGTATTATTATCTCAAGCTTCTAATGCCTTTAGACCTGAAAGTCAAAATGCTTTAGTAGCAAAAACAGGTGCTGAAATACTTTCTTTAAGTAAGCAACGTGATAAAATAGATGCTCAAATATTTGCGTTAAAAGGATCTGATCCTGCTGCTATAGAGAAGTTGAAGAACAATAGAAACGAGATACAAGACAACATAATGGATCTTAGTACTAAGCAGTTAGAAAATATGAGAGAGACTGAAAGTACTATAGCTAGTTTAAGACCATCGGATAGACAAAGCTTAATAGATGTATTTAACAACGAACATAAAGTAAGAAAAGAAATTGATGATATAAATGAAAATGAATCATTAAGTAAAGCTGATAAGAAAAGTATGATAAATACTCGTTTAGATTATCTTACTAAACAAAATGCTAAA